CTCATCGAAATCCTCTACAGCAATTGGACCTGCTGTAATGCCCCAAATTTTAATCTCCATCTTTATCTTTCCAATTCCTTAAGAGTTCCATGTAGTGATCCATACCAATCATAACTACCCAAGGCATCCGATCAGACCTAAAGAATACTACTGGCTCACCCTTAGCATGTTTACTTGCCTGTTCCAAGTACCCATATACAGTTTTTAAAGAAGATTTTCTACGCTTTACTTCGATAGTAATGGGTAGTTTCTTTCTAGCTGCAGGTGACAACTGAATATCTTCTCCAGTGTCACCCATAGTTGTTGACTTAATATCATCAGGCTCAAACTCGGGGAATGTTTCCAGTAGTTTGTCCCTGACTTCTTGTTGCCCTGTTCTACCCTTAGCCTTAGCTGCCCTAGTCATTTATAATTTCCTCAACCTGAGGAACCTTCTCAACATGGGTAAGGTATTCAATACCATAAGAATACTGGAACATACGGACAGTAGGCCAGCACTCTTTCTTATAGTCGCAGAAAGTGCAGGACTTATCTAGCTTCATATTAGGACTAGACTTGCTGGCAGGTACGGGTGGTATACGGTCAACTGGTATGTCTCCTGCAACCATAGTTTTTGCTGCAAGCATCTCTTGCTCTTTAGTTTTAAGCTCTTCAGTAAAGTCATAGACATCTAAACAAACCTCTCCACTTACCTTATCAATAACTAGGAATGCTCCGGTTGTTTTATCGGTGACAAGCGGGTCATCTTTAGCTGCATAAACATAGGAGGAGAGTTGAGAGATATAACCAAAGGGATCATTCTCTCTAAGCTCACCGTTCTTAAACTTCTTAAACGAGTATGGACTGGCTGACTTAACATCAACTGTCATACCATCAATAACTGCATCTCTATGACCACGGATACCATGAACATTCATACGTTCTTGCATACCCTCAACTGAATGACCTGACGCCATTACCATATGAAGAATTAGTTCCTCAATCATGTCACCATAGAAAAACCTTAGCAACATACTTGCACTTAAAGGCTCACTGGTGGTGGGTTTATTTATTCTATACCAGAGCTTACGTTTACAGGGAGTACCAATGGACGACAAAGAAAGATAGCCCCTTGGTTCTTGCGGTTTACTGAACCGTGCATTGGCAGAGCTAGCAATAGCTTCGCCCATCATTGTGCCGAGAGCAGCGTTCCAACCACCTCTGCCGTAGATAACTTCCTCTAGGTCTGGGATTAGCGTATCAATCTTTTTCATATTCTCTCCTTAAAAAGTAGCCCCCCGAAGGGGGCCATAGTTTAGAACATTACTTCGTCTTCTGTTTGTTGTACGCTAGCGGGTGACGAAACTGCCGCAGGTTTACTTGACGCTGAGAATACCTCTACATCATCTACTGGTGAACTAACATGGTCAAGTACCTTCACTGAGTCAAGTCGAGTACCAACCTTGCCATACTTAGGAATGTCGTAGACGGTAGCAACGATCTCTACAGTAGAGCCATTACCAATCAAACCATCTACATTCATATCCCAGGGAGTACCGTCAGCATGAGTCACTACAGGTGCACCACTGGAGTACGCCTGTCCTGTATCAAACTTACGGTCAAACTTGACAACCGTTCCCCTACCTTCTGCATCCTGTTTCGTTGGCTTCTGTGCGCCTGATGATTGGAGTGCCTCTAGGTTAGGGCCGTCAAGAATTATGTTGAGGGTGCAAGCACCATTAAATTTTTCATAGTTGCCTTCGGCAGCTGGTGTTGGTTTGTAACCATACATATCACGATTGCTTGCAAATACCTTTGCCCATTCTGCAATCCCAACAAGTTGAACTTTACGTGTAGCCATATCTATATCTCCTAATGGACGTCACTGTACTTTTGACCATACTGTACATCAATACCTAGGTCAACATTTAATTTCAAGTCTTGGTTAAGTTTTTCTATTGCCCACTTTAAAACACTCGTGTGCTCATCTTCTTCTCCTTTTTTAACTAAGTTTATTGATTCATCATGGAACTGACCAATGATACTAGGGCGCTTGAGTCTGTAGTTTGCGACCCATCTATCAAAGCAGTAAGCTCCGGTTGATTGGTTTAGTGTAGAGAATACATCCTTCTCATAACGTAGGCTATGCCAGAACTTACTCACTGGATTCTGTACCCACATCTCACCGTTGATCTTTCGTATATGCTGACTCTCAGCAAATGCTTTGACTGACCAGTTGCGTTCCCAATAGGCATCGAGCAATGCTTGAGCCTCACCGATGTGCATACCAGTCTCTCGTGACAGCTTGGGTGACCCAACTCCATAGGTAGCAGAGTAGTTTACCACCTTGAAGTTCTTACGCAGGCTCTTGATGTCAGGTCTGTTGCCAGCATTGTAGTCGTCAATATCTTTCTGACTGATTCTACCTGCATGTTTAGCTAAGTCTAAGTGTGGATCAAATCCTTCCTGAGACATCTCCAATACGTAGGCGGGATCATAGGGTTGCATATAGTGACGCTTAGTTGTGTCCTCAAGTGAGGTCATGTCAGCACCACACAATGTGTATCCCTCTGGAGCTATGAGGCAACCACGTACCTCTTTACCCCAAGGTTTATCAACACCCGGTAGGTTAACCAAAGGTTTCTTGTGTTTGAATCGAAGCGTATTCGTTAGGCCATCAATCTCTGCCTTAACGTAACCATCACGTTCACACTCAAGAAAACCTTTGAAGATTGAAAGTCTGTGCTGGATGATAGTCAGACCTTCTAGTACGGCAACAGCTGGGTCAATGTCAATGAGGAGTTTGACTGATTGAGTTAGCTCACCGTTTTTACGGACTTGGGGTATCTTTCTTTCTTCTCCTGTCTCCTTATTCTTATCGTACTTAAAGGTACATGGCTTCCAACCCAAGGAAAATAACCAATCCTTAACTTGGTCAGAGGAATTTGGGTTAGGTTTATCCCAACTCTTTGTAACTGTAACCTCACCATCATAGTGTGGGGGTAGGTTATGTTCTTTTAGTAAGTTGAACCACCGCTCACCATGTGAGGACACACTTCCATCCTGTTTGAAACAAACCTTTGGCTTTGTCTTTACTGATGTTACCCTACGCTTAGGCATCACGGAGATAAGTTCATCTACTTTATTTGCTTGCTCTGAAGTTAGTGTATCAACACAGTGACTAGCAAGATCAACGTCAAGCTTCCAGCCAGATAACTCAGCTGCACCTGCGCAGTTAATCTTAAACTCCAAGTAGCGGAAGAACTTGTCGAGTAACTTCTTATCGTTGTCATAGATATATAAGAACCTACCCAAAAGATTTTTCCACAGCGCCCAGTTAATCTTTACATCTTCTACGCAACGGTGTGCGTATACTTCTTTAGAAAGATTTTCCCAATCATCTACTTTAGGCTTCTCAATACCAAAGTCCTCGCCAAAGGACTCAAGCCCATGTTTAGGTCTGTTATAGTTTAGAACCCAAGACATAGGCAGAGTATCAAACAACCTAGCTTTGATCTCAATGCCTAAGATCTTTTCCAGCAGTGGTGCATCGTAACGACCGATGTTATGCCCTATCAAACCTTTCTGGTTTAGGATCAACTCACGCATATCATCGTAGTCAAAGAGAGTGTGGTAGTCCTCACCATCAGATGTATAAGACAGGCAATGTATCTTTGTGGCATCTTCCAAAAGATTGTCAGCTTCTACATCAAACACTATCATGCTGCTCTTACACTCCCTTCGTATGGTGCATCTTCTGTTAGGATTGTAGTCTCTGGATCGTAGTACAGTGACCCAGCATTACCTAACTTAGCGAATGGTCTGTTCTTGTCGATGAAAAAAGATGTGGTGTTCTGAAGTATCTCATCTTCAGATTCAACATCTCTTTCAAGCTTTATACAGATGATTGCTTCTTCTTCAAGTGATGCAGCATACTTTGTTCTACCATCATCATTGACCTGTGATATGAATACCACACCTATGTTCAACTCCTTAGCTAGCTGGGCCATACGTGAGCCTAGTGTGGTGAGTGTGCTGGTTGCACCATCAACACCAGTGTTGGACAGGTAGGCTAGACGTTGAACGTGGTCAATGAATATAAAACCAGCACCGTATACAGATGCTGATAGCCTAACATAATCGAGTAGCTTTAATGGATCATCATGGCTACGCATTTCAAAGATGATAGTACGTTCACCTTGAGTTGCATCTTGTGCAGCCTTGATCACATCTGCCTCACTGATACCAGCTTCCTTGGCATCATCCTTGGTACGGACATTGACACCTAACTTGTAGGTAGCCATAGCACGGTAAGTTGTAGACTTCATCTCCTCCATGTGCAAGAGGGCTATGCGTGTACTCTCATCACGTAATAGATTGGTCTCAAAGAACCGAACAACTTCGGTCTTACCCATACCACGAGGAGCTTTGATAAAGGTAAGACCTCCCTTAACCATGCCCCTGATCTTATCGTCAAGGCCAGCGTGACCAGTAGGCACATACTCGTAAGGGTTTTCTGTAAGGATTGCTGCTTCTACGTCTGCATCAGAGCAGAAGAAATTCTCTGGTGAATATCTCTGAGGCTTTCTTGCAGCCCACATAAGGTCATCACCTGCACCTGCCTCAAGGAACTCGTTAGCATCCTTGTACTTAGACATAGGTACATAATAAAATTTGTCTGGGAAGGCTTGATACAGTTTGTCAGCAGCCCTACGACCAGCATCGTCAAGCTCACCTGCGTAAACCAGTTCTTTGAACGACGACAGATAAGTGTGATTGTGCTTGATAAACTTCTCCCCGATTGATGCGCTGGGCAGGGACTTCACGGGGAATGTCTTGCCGAGTATCTGGTAAAGGCTAGCCGCATCGAACTCACCTTCTGTAATGTATATACGATTGCTTGAACCAGCATTGAACTCTGGTCCGAATAGCATGTTCATACCCAGGCCACGATCTTTGACCCATGACTTAGACTTGTCGTTATACATTCTGTACTTGGTTGTATGCGGGTACTTGTAGGCGTAACGCACAGGGCTACCATCAGCACTTGTCTGAATCTGTATCCCATACATCTGACATACATCAGGGTCTATACCCCTAATACCATTGTACGTCATACCTTTTACTTCTATGTCCATCGGGTTTCTCCTCTCCCTTAGTGGGTAAGCAGTCGCCGCCCATTCGAAGGTGGCTGGCATGCCTTTCTCTGGGTAAGCTCTACTGCAAGAATGGCAATGACCAAAGCCATCATCATTCCAGTTAAATGCGTCACTTGATCCGCAGTCTTGATACGGACAAGCTAAGTGTGGGTTATCGTTCTTCGCCATCATTTCCTCAGTATTTCAATTTTAAACAGACCTTCTGGGCTATTCATGGAAGCAACAACATCCATAAGTTGTTGATGACTTATCATAATCATATCAGAACTTCCAGCGTCATCATCGTACTGTGCCAGTAAAACCAATCCATTATCAGATAGTGTTACCTCAATGTCACTGAATTGGTCATGATCATCCATGCTTATGATGGTTGTTGTATCGTAGTTAAATTCAACTGTGTACATCCCTTTCAACCTCCGCTACTAATATGTTGACGTGAGCTACGTTACCCTCAACACGAGTGATGACATACTCTAGCCCAGCCTTAGTGAGTAGTAGTCTTAGTTGTCCTACAGGTATCATGCGTCTATCTCCCCTTGCAGTTTAATGAGGCGCTTCAAGTACCACTGTGCTTTCAGCAAGTCTTCCTGTTTATTCTTGTAACGCCAGCGGTGTAGGTACTTAGCGATGTTACCACGTAAGTATCCTATGTACTCCTCTGTAGTTAGAAAGTCTTGGATGTAA